TCACGCAACAGACATCCGGACGAAGATGCTCCCCGCTACGTACTCCCATTCGTCTCCCCGCTCGACTGCCCGACGTCCGTCCGTGAGCATGGCCATTCGCGCGGCCGGAACAAGCCCTAGGAGAGCCTGCGCGGCCTCTCCGGCACTCAGATGCCCCGTGCTCGCCCGACAAGCCTGTATGAGCCGCTGAACGGCTTCGTCGACATCTGACACGGTGGCGGAACCGGAACCGGCCCCTTCGATGACCCATTCAACGTTGATCATGCGGCGAGGCTATGCGGCTTCGGGTCAGCTTCCCAGGGGACACCAGCGTCACGCGCGACAAGCGCACCGACGCACCATGCGTCGCCGTGCGGCTCGAAGTTCCGCGTCTGCTCGCTCCATCGCCCCTGGACACGCCCCAGGGTCTCGCCGGAGCGTGCACACGTGATCGTTACGGCGAACTTCACGGGCCGCTCGTTGGCCGGTCGTACGGCGCAGAGCATGCGCGCCATGTTGTACCCGTACGTGCGGAGTACGGCGCGAAGCTCACGGCACCCATAGACGAACTCTTGGGCGTGGGGGCCGGGGTTGCCGTCGATCTCATAGGGAACCCATCGATCACCTTCCGGTGACATGGCCTGTATCCATACGTCCACAGTGGGGTGTGACTCGGTAAACACGGGCATCAGTGATCATCCGTACGTTATAGGGATGGTAAAGACATGTTCAAACTTAAAGCACCCCCAGCCCGTACCGGCCAGTACGTGCGGTGACCCGCACCACTCGGTTACTTAGTTCCGCTAACTAACATGATTGAGGCCAAAGGGAAGGGCCCCCGTAGGGGCCCGGTCCTTCGGTTAGCGGGTGGCGAGTCCGCGCGCCGCCCAGAGTGCATGCTGTGCTTCGAGCGAGTCGGCAGCGTCAAGAACGGCGTCAACCGTCCCATACGCGAACTGAGTGATCAGCTTGCCGTCGGGGTTGACGACGTACCAGTTACCGTTGCGCTCCGTGATGGTGAACATTTCGTGCCCTTCGTCGTGGTGTTCCCCCACCATACACAGACGGGCACCTACTGTCGAAGTAGGTGCCCAGTGTCCGTGTTGCTTCGCTTCCTAGACCGCCCACTCATGCACGGTCGTCGTCGTCCCTGCCAGGCACACCGACAGCGTGTGTCCGCCCCTGCCGCCCTCCCACGCCACCCGAGAAAACTCGTACGCCGTGCCGTTGATCCGGCGCGTCCAGCGCGTCACACGGTCGCTAGGCCGCTTCGACGTCCCGCGCATCCCGTAACGCTCTTCGCTGTAGCGGCGACCGATGTGCAGCTTCGGGACGGCCGTGGACTCGCCCTCGATCACGACCGGCTCGACCGGGGCGACGGTCTCGGCTTCGACGATGGCGATCTCTTCCGTGCCGGTCTCGTCGGCAACGCTCTCGATCCTGCTCTTCGTCGTGCGGTACTCGACCCCGTCGGCGTCTTCAATGACGAAGTCGAGCACGTAGTGAGTCGGTGTGATGTCGCGCTTCTCGTAGCCCTTCACGGTCCCGGTGACCAGCTTGTACGTCCCGAACTTCGTCGAGCCGGTGTGTGCGATGACCTTCGTTCCGACGTACATGCTGTGCCCCTTCGTCGCGCTGTCGTTGTGTTGTAGGAGAAACCTAGCACAGAACGGCACCTACTCACGCACCCTCGACCACCTACTTCCGAAGTACGTGCCCAGGGTAAATGTAGATGTAGTGCCCATGCATACAGACCAAATATAGATGTAGTGCCCACGCAATGCACAAGCGCACAAGGGTGGACAAAGGAAAAGGGCCCCCGAAGGGGCCCCCGTCCCTCTCGCCTAGAAGGCGAAGCCGACCCAGTACTTCGACCCGCAAGCGCCCCAGCTGACCCCCTGCGCACCCTTGGCCTTGACCCGGTCCGAGACCGTCACGAGCGCGTCGGCGTTGCTGCGAACCTTGAAGGTGTCGATCTTCTCGCCGGTCTCCGTCTTCACGGTGACGTTCGCCCATCCGTTGCCCTGAATCCGGTACTCGATGCGGTGCGCGTTCATGTTCTTGCCCTTCGTCGTTGCTGTGCTTACGAGTGAAACTCTACCACAGAACGGCACCTACTCACGCAAACCCACCTACTTCCGTAGTAGGTGATCTGTGATGTAGCCCACTCGTACACCCTGCATATGCTTGGGCGTTACACCTATATTTGACTTGGGGTGCGTGGTTACTCTCAGTTCCGGCCGGCAAAACTGAGAGTGATAACCGCAGGTCAGGGGGTACGCGAAAGGGCCCAACCACCTACTACGGAAGTAGGTGATCGGGCCAGGGTCACGCGTCGCGCCTGTAGCGGGTCGTGGGAGTTACCACCCGGTAGATGCCGCTCGCGAGAATGAGCGTCCAACAGCGCGGGCAGGGTTCGCGGGTTGTGTACAGCGTCGCGCCTAGCCGTTCCTCGGCCTTCGTGTGCTCGATGGCGTTCCGCTCCGCATGGTCGCTTGTGCAGTTCGCGTAGTCGCTGTTTGGTGCGCACTCGTTGGCGCTCATCTGGCCACGCGGACACGCGCCGGACGTGAGGCAACCGGGCACCCCGGACGGGGCCCCGTTGTAGCCGGTCCCCCGAACTTCCTTGTCGGCGTTGACCAGGATCGCCCCCACCTTCGAACGGGTGCAGTCGGCGCGCGTCGCTACCCACTCAGCACCGGCAAGAAAGTACGCGTCCCACGTGGGCCGTTCGTCCTTCGTCGGCGTGGTCTGCACGGGCGGGATGACGGGCATCGGTGCCGTGGCACCCTGCCACCACTCGAAGAGTGCGGCTTCGTCGCTGTCCTTCGAGAGTACCGGTGCCAGGATCTCGGTAGGCGTGTCGCTTGTCTGCATTCCGGACGGGGGCCCGAAAGATCCGACGTTCGCGGGAATCAATCCAGGATCGATGCTCACAGGATCGCCCCAAGCTGACGGTAGAGGGACATGGCGGCTTCCCGGTCGAAGTGGAGTGTCGAAACCGTCGACTGCTTCCCATAACGGAAAGTCCCCTGAACAGTGACCGTCTTAGTACCCACCCTGTCACGCGTAGGAATTGCACGAGCTTCCATATTCTTGACACCGAGATTTACTTGCCGTTCCACATCGTCCCCTTCGCCGTCCCGTGTTTCGAGTGTGCATGTAACGGGCATCACCCGGCGTCATCCCTGCGGAGTACCTTCGGTCACGCTTCCATACGGGGCCGTCGGGATGTCCTGGACGCTCCCAGGGGCGACGGAACGAAGCTCTTCGAGCACGAGGGCCGCGAACTCCCTGATCTCGGCGTCTGCGGCTACGTGGTGCCTCTTGCCGAGCACGTCACGCCAGGCTCGAAGGTTGCCGGTAACCACCATGTCGACCGGGGCGGCATTGGGGAGCACGGAACGCGCGGCTTCGCGTGCCTGCTTCCGCTTGAGCCCCTGCGCTTCGAGCCGATGGGCAAGGTTCGCGTAGTCGGCAAGCGCCATTGCGTACGCGTCCCGGATGATCGCTTCGGCCGTCTCGTTGGCAGCGGGAGGAATGACGGGCTCGGTGTCGGCGTAGTCGACGTAGCGCTGAGACACGACGGAGAACGACAGGTGCCGGTGTCGGCTCAACTCGGCGAGCAGGGCACGCGATACGCCCCGAACGAGGAACGTCACGGACGCGTGTTCCAGCACGCTGTAATGACCCTGGGCAAGGATGTTCCGAAGGTAGTCGACGTTCCGGGCCGTCTTCGGGTTGGGGCGCTTGAAGCTCTTGTAGCAGATTCGACCGGCCGCTTCGGCAAGCGCGTCGGCATCCCCGGTGTACTCCCCCACGGGCAGCGCGTCATAGTCGTACGCCTCGAAGAGCGGGAGATCTCCCAGCGTGGTACTTGCGATCACATCGACGTTCAAGGGTTGCTCTCTCCATGCGACGAACCGGCACCTACTACGGAAGTAGGTGCCGGTCCGAGGGGGTCAGGTGGTCGGGTCTCCGGCGAGGAACTGCGCGACGCCTAGGACGTCTTCGACGTAGGGGTCTGTCCCCGACCACTCGAAGGATGCGACTAGGGCGCGTGCCGCGCGGAAGATGTCGGCTCGTTCGGCTACGTACTCCGCGCTTCGCTGCGCTTCACCGGTGAGCTTGGGCGGCTTGAAGTCCGGCACGTCGGTCACTCAGTACCGCCACGGGCTACGGCCCGGCGTCGCGCGGCTCTCGGCAACACGCTCGAAGCGAGCGGCACCCGGTCGACCGGTCGACATCATCGCCTTCGCGAGACCTTCGAGCCCGGCGTTCGCGTCGATCTCGTCAGCAGCCTTGACCAGCCACGCGGCGAACTCTCGCGCCTGCGCAGTGCTGAACACGACCCGGTCACCCTTGGTCGCGATGCTCAGCTTTCCGGCTTCCTTGTCGGTGTGCCATGCCAGTGCCTCACCGGTCGAGCCCTTGAGTCGCGCTTCCGTCTTGCGGGTGGTGTTGATCATGTGTGCGTCTCTCTCACTTGTCGTCGAGCAGCGCGAGTACTGCCCGGTGTGCTGCTGTGCTCTCACAACGGCTCTCAGTGGCCGCGTGAAGCGCTACGAGGGGAGGCCGGTAGTTCGCGGCGAGCGTGGCGTAGAACGCCATCTGACGGGCGAAGTCGCGTCGCCTGTCGTCAGTCACGCGGTGATTGCGTCGAGCGCTTCGAAGAGACCGGCCGCGTCGTCGTCGCTCATCTCGACCGTGGCCACCGTGTCGCCCGCAGCGTTGCGGTAGTGAAACTCGACTGTGTAGCCGAAGCGGGTAACGCCGACCGTGCCACCGTCGAAGGTGCTGAAGTTCTTCGTCATGATGCGTTCCTCCGTAAGTGTGTGCGTTCTGTACCGGCTCTAGGGACCAAGGGATTCCAGCCGGAGCGGACACAGCCGGAATCCCTTGAAGTGGTGTGGGTTACGCGTCGCGGTAGTCCGTGCCGCTTTGCAGGTACCGAACAGCAGCACTCAGCAACTCCGGGCGGTCGCGGAACATCCCTAGGCCGGTGTTGCAGCCCCCACACAAGAGGCCGCGCACTGCCCCTGTGGCGTGATCGTGGTCCACACAGAACCCGTCACCTTCTCGCGGGTCACGCTCCCCGCAGATGTGGCACACCGCATCCCCCACGACTAGCGCTAGCTGGCTGTCAGTGAGCCCGTACCGCTTAGCGCGGCTGCGCTGGGTGGTAGCCCTCTTGGCGGCAGCGGCTTTCTCTCGCTTCGCCTTGAGCGCTTGGGTGCCCATTTCGATCCGTTGCTGTTGCTGTATTTGCGTAGCTACGGTGCGCAGTTGCTTAGCTGCAACAAGCGGTCCGGCTACCGTGTGTCGTTGCAGCCATTCCGCGTGTTTTTCCCTATTGCACTCGCGGCATATGTAAAGCCATTCGCGCCCAGCGCGCCCCGTCTTGTACACATCAGCCCATAGGAACGAGCCGTGACATTCCGTGCACGTCTTCACGCGTTCGCGCCCTTGACGTAGATCGCTGCGAACCGGGCCTTCGCCTTCGTGCGGTTCGCCCGAACCTGGGTACGCGCACAGCCGACGTACTCGGCAAGCTCGTCGTCGAAGTCAGCGCCGAAGTAGGGCACGGGGTCGATGCCGACCATGCCGCGAAGGATGTCGGCAGCCTGCTTGCCCATCTTGTCGAGCGTGGCGTGAACGGCCTTCGTCGTCTCGCGTCGTCGAGCCGACGTAATGTCGGCAGCCGTGACGTACTCCCCCGGAATGCCGTACGTCGCTTCGAGCGAGTCGCCTACGGTGTGCTCGTCGTCGGCGTCCATGTCGCCCGCCGGAGCGTCGAGAGAGTCGATTCCCTGCCACGACAGCCGGGCAGCGTTCGCCATCTCCGGCGAGAGCTTGAAGGTGCCCATCTCGTCGCCATCCGTCGCCACGTGCTCAGCGGCGTACGGGTCGCCCCCGGCGATGGCTACAGCCTTCTCGAAGCGGCGTGCCGTGGCTTCGCTGACACCCTGCCGAGTCTGCTTCCGGCGCTCGTTGCTGAGCATCCCCGACACCTTCGTGTCGAAGTAGGTGAAGAACTCAGCGACCGACGAGCCTTCGAAGGTGGCGAGCGAGAGCCAAACTTCGGTACGGCCCACCTGGGCCATGTCTTCCTTGAGCTGCACATCGGTGTGTCCGCCGGTCGTGGCGTACCGGTGTGCGAGCTGCATTACGCGCTCTTCGGTCTCGGCGATGACGGCCGTAACGGCGTCGAGGTCGTTGTTACGAGCGGCGTCGATCTGAGCGGCAGTGAGGTTCAGCATGGGAGGGAATCCGTTTCGTTTCGGTGGCTTCCCTGGCCCTAGTGGGCAAGGGATTCCCGAAACGGGCCCGTGCTGAGATCAACCGTGTGTGTCGTGGGTCACATGTAGGTGTGAGATGCCATGGCAAACAGAGCTAGCCACCGGCCCGTTTCCGGGGGTGCTAGACGTCGGTTGATCAGTTCCGTTCGTCGTTGCATGACCGAACGTAGGTGCCGTTTTGACAACACGCAACGCGCAGATACCGCGTTACATCCATTGGATCTTGGAACGGTTGCCGTCGAATCCAAGGCGTTATCCGCGTACGACCTTCGGATGACGGGGTAACGGCGCTACTGGGTACGGCGTACATGTTCGTTACGAAGGTTCGATCATGGTCGGGCCGTCAGTTGATCAAGGGTGTGCGCGCGCGACTCTGTTATCTGACCGTCACCTACTACGGAAGTAGGTGGTCGGCCAGACAACAGGCTGTTTTCAGTCGCTCACACTGCGGAGCCGTAGAGACTCCCCCACGACCGTCCGCCAATCTCGGCTTCGGCTTCGATGGGTACGCCGAACAGGTCGAACGACATGCATCGCTCGATCTCGCGTGCGATCTCGGTAGCGTCGCCCGCCGGAACGCTCGCCAGGATCTCGTCATGGATGGGCAGGCGCATGTAGTCGAGCAGTCCGGCAGACTCCATGTTGATCATGGCTTGGCCGAGACAGTCACGCGCTGCCGACTGGCACGCGTAGTTGACGACCGCATACGTACGGTCACGGTCGAGCGGAAGCCGTCGACCCGTCGCGGACAGGTAGACCATGCCGGACTGTCGTGCTTCACGCTGCCAACGGTTCGACGCGCGCTTGACTTCCGGGTACACCCGGTCATAGGCAGCGAGAGCCGACCGGACTTCGTCCATAGGCGCACCGGTCTGCCGCTGGATCGTGTCAGCGCCACCCCCGTACACCTTGCCGAACGCGATGCCCTTAGAGATCTTCCGATGCTTCGGGGTGAAGTTCTCCCCGAACACCATGCGGGCCGTGAACGAGTGGAGATCTTCCCCGTTCCGGATCGCGTGCTTCATCTGCTTCACGTCGGCGAGAGCGGCCAACACGCGAAGTTCGACGGCAGCGAAGTCCGTGGACACCATGACGTGACCGGGGTCGGCGAGCATGGCACGGCGGACAACCCAGTCACTCGACGGCAGCGTCTGGAGAGCCGGACGGGTCACGCTCATACGTCCCGTGCGCGCTTGCATGGAGTGTATGAACGGGTGAATCCGTCCCTTCGCGTCTACCGTCTCGGCGAACGTGTCGGCGTACGACGACCGCCACTTACCGGCACGCTTCGACTTGAGCACAGCTTCGGCGAGCGGGTTAGGCACGCGAAGCCCCAGGGTCTCCCCCTGTAGCGACAGGTCAGCGAGAGCAGACAAGACACTCTTGTCGACCTTCGTGTTCCCGGAAGCCGTCCGGTCCGTCAGCGTCTCGCCCATACCTTCGAGCGCTTCGGCGATCTGCTTCGTCGAGTTGACCGACGTTACGCCGTAGCGTGCGGCTATCTCGGCGTTCGTCTCTTCCTCGTACGTCAGCCGTGCCCGAAGTTCAGACACGTACTCTTCGTCGAGCACCATTCCAGCGCGCTGCATAGTCGCGCAGATACGCGCTATCACGTGCTCGTACTCGACGAGTCGGGGCCGAACGCCGTAGCGCTCCAACTCGGCGCACAGGTACGGGTACAGGCGAGACGTAAGGATGACGTCAAGCCCTGCGTACAGGTTGTACGTGGGATGGTCGAGCGGGATTCCGGCCCACCCCGTGGCCTTCGTGAGCCCCAGCGAGCGGAAGACGGCCGTTAGGTCCCCTTGGGTGTCCGGGGCCGACCGGTCGACGTAGTACGCCGAGAGAGGCTTAAGGCCGGTCCCTATGCCGCCTTCCTGGGGTTGCCGGGGGTCGACGAGTCCGGCGAGTAGCTTCGTGTCAACGGTCTTCGCTGCCAGCAACTCAAGCGAGATACCGGCGTGTTCGTCGAGAACGAGCCAATCGAAGGGGGCGTTATGAATGAGCGCACGGGTCAGCGAGCGAAGCGCATAGAGAGCGGCACCCCGGAACGCTCCCCCACGCTCCCAGTGAATGACCCAACCCTCACGCGCGTTGCCGAACTGAACTGTCCGCAGTCGGTAGCCGGTTGAGTAGATGTCGAGCCCGGTCGTCTCCGTGTCGACCGCGATGTCTCGCCCCGACTGCGAGTCGACCCAACTACGAAACACGTCAAGGTCGTTGGACGTCTCCGGCACGTAGACCCGGACGGCTTCACCGGCGACGGTGTGTGAATAGATGCGCACGTGTTCTCTCCCCACGCAGAGGGGCCCACCTACTTCCGCAGTAGGTGAGCCCCTGGTTCGGTGTTGCTGTCAGTCCTTCGCGAAGATGCCCGGTCCGGGCGCTACGGGCCCCACGTCGGCAAGCCGGATGCCCACAAGGGCAATGCCCTTGTTCGTCTTCTTGCGGGTCACTCCGCGCTCTTCCATGGCGCTGTAAAACGTTGTGCGCGTCCAGCGCTCACGCGCGGGAAGGTTCTCCGCCTCGCACCATTCGAGGTACGCGTTAAAGGCTTCGTTCCCGTTCATCTGGTCACACTCGGCGGTCGGCTCAAGTGCACCGGGGTAGAAACCGGCGAGAGCGTCTGACGTCTCGCGGTACTCCTTCACGCTGTTCACGATCACATCAGGATCGCGGAGACCGCCACGGAACCACTCGACAGCGCCACGCACGGCCCATGCGGCGATGCCTTCGGCTTCGCTCATCAGCTTTGCGTCTAGCGTATGGTCACGCTCCGCCGGGGCGAACCAACGCTTAAACGGAATCATCTTCACGCGACGCCACAAGCCCTCGTCCTGCCCACGGAATTTCGGCTTGTGGTTGGTGGCGAGCGTGAGCAGGAACGTCGGCTTGAACTCGAAGAATTCCTGTCGGAGGAACCGAGCAGCGATCATGTCCTTACCGGTCACCCGCTTGAGAATGGCTTCCGACATCGGCTTGCCCGACTCACCTTCGGACGCCATGACGAGACGCGATCCGCGCAACGCTGCGATGTCGTTGGGGATGCCGCCGGAACCCTTCTCCTCGAAGGTGGCGAACGGGGTCGTCTTCGTGATCGTTCGGAAGACATGGGTAAGCGTGTCCGTAAGCACGCTCTTGCCGTTGGCACCCTTGCCCCAGAAGACAGCGAAGCACTGTTCCGCCATGCTGCCAGTGATGCCGTAGCCGACCAACCGGCGCATGTAGTCCGTGAGTTCGGGATGCGCGGGGAAGATCTCGGTAAGGAACTGTTCCCAACGGGGGCACTCGGCTTCCGGGCGGTACTCGATCTCAAGCGCGTACGTGAGCATGTGCGCCTTGTTGTGCTCGTGCAGTCGCCCCGTACGAAGGTCGACGGTCCCGTTCGCGAAGGACAGAAGTTCCGGCCGGTCGTCGAAGGCAGACGTCTCGACAGCGACGGACGGAACGGCTCGAAGTTCCCGCATAAGGGAATCGATGTTCCGCGTAAGCGTGAAGCCCTTCGCTACCTTCTCAAGTCCCTTCTTTGCTTCGGCATCCTGCGCTTCGGACGCTGCGACCGTAAGGGCCGCTCCCAGGTAGTGAATTGCCTGCCGAACGCGCGTCTCGCTCCGCTCCCAGACCATGCCGTTCCACACGTAGTAGCCGAGACCCGGTGAGAACTTGATCTTCCCCCCAGTGAACGCAACGAGTGCATGAGCGTTCAGCACGTCCGAAGAGCCGTAGCGCATCGTCATCTCACGGATGAGTTCGACCGCCCGGTGTGCCTCGCTCGCATCCGGCACAAGCGCCCCGGTGTCAGCGTCGACAAGGGCAATGCCCTTTCGCTTGACCGGCGTTGCGTTCTTCACCGCGCGGTGAAGCGCGTTGGGGAAGCCTGCTACGTCCCGCCCACGCCAGTCCGTAAGGTCGTCGCCCTTCGCCGGACCGGACAGCGTGAAGACGTCTACGCCGTGCTCGGCAAGCCCGTCGGCAAGCTTGTCGGCGAACGCGTTACCCGCATCGTCGTTGTCCCCGCAGACGATGACTTGTGTTCCCCGCAGACCGGCCGCAAGTTCGGCAACAAGCTCGGGCGAACCGGCGAGAGCGGCACCCCGGACAGCGACAGCGTCATAGCCCACGGCAACGGCCGTAAGCGCGTCTCCGGGCCCCTCGGTCACGATGGTGACCCCGTAGCCACCTTCACCCCTGAAAACGCCGTAGGGGGTCCAACGCTGCCCGTCAACGTTGCGAAGCGAGAGCCACCGTCCGGGGCACTTCCCGGACAGGTCCCGACCCTGTAGCCCACGGGCCACCTTGTCGAAGCCGTACAGCGGGACCGTCACACGCGGGAACGCCGTGAACGACTGCGACCGGTAGGGGAAGCTGAATCCCGCTTCCGGGTAGTCGACACCGATGCCCAGCTCTGCGGCAAGCTCTTCGTCGAGCCCGAAGCGGTGAAGCACGTAGTTACGCGCCTGTCCCGCCGTGGCGTCGCTGTAGTTGCCGAACCGAAGCGACGTGTCGTCAACGTACTTCGCGAGAGCGGCAGTCGGACCGGGGCCGACGAGCGACGGGCGTTCCTTGGGAACGGTGATCCCTTCGCCGGTCGAGTTGAAGAGATCGGCCCATCGGAGACCGGCAGCGACGATGACCGTCTCAGTCTCGCAACCGGCACGGCACGAAAGCCGAACCTTTCCATCGTCGCCACGCCACACGCGGAGCGACGGACGCGAGTCGGAGTGACCGGGGCAAACGGCAAGGTAGCCGTCCGGCGTTTCGGACACGTCCGCGAAGTGGGCCAGTACGTCAGTGAACTTCATTGGTTGCTCTCTCTCCATCCGTTGTACTGGCCCTAGTGCGCAAGGGATTCCTACCGCCGACCTTTCCGAATGTGATTCACAAGACGCGTGAACTCTTCGACGTCCGTCGTGAAATACCATTTCGACGAGTCGAGCCCGCGAAGCGAGACGCTGAACGCGTAGCGCTCGAACATGGCACGGGACGAGAGCCGGAGTGCTCGACGCACGCGCGTCCATGTGGCGATGGTGAAGTGAACACGTCCCCGCCGGACGTTCGCCCTAGGCACCTTGACGACAGCGACGCCGTACGGGAAACCGGCGTTCTTCGCTTCGACTTCCGCCTGTCGGAGGAACGTCGGGACGGCAGGGTTCTTGACGTTCTTGCATTCGAGGATGAACGGCACGGCGTGCACGTCGCCTACGTCGGCGCTCCCTTCCTGTGCCGGACGCTTCACGTTCAGCGCGCTGTAGATGTCCCGCCAAACGCCGTGCTCGTCGACGAGACCGAGAGCCCGATTCATGTAGTCACGAACGGCGCTCTCCCACGAAGTGCCCTTTGCCTTGTTGGGGTTACTCATCACGCGACACCCCCCGTGCGAGCAGCACGGCAAGCACGGCACCGAAGCCGGTCAGGAACGTGTCGGCGTTGTCGACCATCCACGCGGGGGCCGCGAGGATCATGAGCCAGATGGACAGCCCGAAGCCGACGAACCATCCGACGAGTGCGCCGAGTAGCCACAGCACAACCCATGCGACGAAGCGAAGAGTCTTCAACGAATCCACCTAACGTCAGCGCCACGGTTCACGGCATGGCGGACAGCATCCACGTACCGGCACCATTCGCGCGTTTCGCGAATCGGGGACTCAAGCCAAAGGGTGTCCCCATCCCCCATCGATCGGACGTCACCCATTGCGGGTGCGTTACTGACCCTTACAACGCGATTCACTCGCGTACCTCCTTCTTCACCTACTTCCGCAGTAGGTGACGACGAAGGGCCGGACAGCGTCCACGTGGGATACCGTCCGGCCCTTAGCTCGATGTCTAGTTGTCGTCGTCCTGCTCGCCGGTTACGTCCGGGTGAACGAGTCGCACGTGTTCAGCGGATATCCACTCCTGCCGCAGCGAACGGCGCTTCGTGAATCCACTCTCCGTACCGGTCGGCTGCACCCGCAGCATGGGGCGAAGTCGCCCACCCTCGATACGCGTTGTCACCTTCCGAACGATCGCGTCGGACACGCGCACTCGGTTGCCCTGCCGCACGGCGTAGGCGACGAGATCGCCCGCGTACAGCTCTTCGCCCGCATAGTCCGTGATTACGCCACGCTTGCCCATGTGTGTCTCTCCTAGCTGTATTCGGGGTCGCCGGTCTCGTCGTCGTCGATGCCGAAGCGAACGCGACGCTCATGGATTACGGCCGGTCGAGCTTCCGGGGGAAACCCCCAAAGGGGCGAACGAACCGTGTCGTCGTCCGCCCCGCGTAGTGCGCTGACCCAGTCGTAGGGCGCGCTCTCGTCGAGCTTCGTCATGGTCAGCGCTCGTCGGCAATGGCGTCGTTGTAGGAACCGAGCACGGTGATAACCGGCTTGCGGAATTCCTTCTTCTTGCCGTCGTTGCCGACGAACTCGACGTGCACAAGCTCAAGTCGGCAAAGAGCCTCACCGTCGATGTCGTCGAGCGCGTCGCGGATCTCGTGAAGCACGGTGGCGAGCGACCACGCGCCCGACTGCAACTTGCCCTCTCCCAGGTCGTAGTCATGGGCGAGCCGGAAGCGAATGGAGATGGCGGGGGCCGGACCACGGCCAGACTGCGCCATGTCCTTACGGTCGCGCATGAGTCCGGGGCAGCCGCACGGGTTGCCCTTCTCCTCGGCAGGCGACAGGAACTTGACGCCGTCGCACTCGTGGATAGGGCCGGAGCGCCCCCACAGAATCAGCCGGTCGTCGATCGCCTTCGAGCCGTTAATGACGATCTCGACGGCAGCCGTGTCGGTCAGAACCTGAAGGTAATCGTCCTTCGACGTCTCCCACTCCTCGACCTTGCCGCCCATGAGCAGTGCGATAGCGTCGGCCGTCGACTGCTCCGGGGCCGTCACGCGCCAATTGGCAAGCGAGATCGGGCGGTTGTTGAGCTGCATACCGGCACGGAAGACGAAGTCAGGCACGGTATAGGTGCTCTTCGGCTTCGGCTTCGGCATCGCGTCGGGGTCGGTCGCGAAGATCTGGAGCGCCATGGGTGTGTCTCTCTCCTGCTAGGAAGTGGTGTGGTGTTGCGGGTCGGGGGACCGGGGGTCAGTGCCTCACCCGGTCGCCCCGTCCCTTTCTAAAGGCACTAGGTACCAAGGGGTTCCAGCTACTTCGCGCGGCGCTGAGTACCCGTGACGAGTTCGCCGTAGCTCTTCGCGAGAGCCTTACCGATGACCTTCTTCGAGGTCACCCGGTCCCACGTGAACACCTTCCGCAGCGTCAGGAAGACGTCGAAGATCTCGGCTTCGATGCGGACCGGCTTGAACGCCCACTGCTCCGGCGTGATGTGGAGCACCGCAGCGCCGTCGAACTCCGGCATCGGCTCTTCGTTGCCGTCCGGGTCGATGATCTTGTCTGCGTGCGCATAGGCAGACATCTGTAGGGCGACGTCCGGATAGGTCGACTTGCTCGTCTTCCAGTCGACAATCAGCAGTGCCGGAGTACCGGACCGGTCCGGGGTCGGCGTGTTCGTCTCTTCGTCGATCCACACGCGAAGGATCGCGTCGAACGATCCGGCGTACTCGTAGGTATCGGACCATGCGATGTCTTCGGCGCGGACGAGTTCCGGATTCACGCGCTCTAGGAAGTCGGCGAAGTGGGCCCGGTAGGGCTCAAGGTCCGGATGCACGCGAGTGGCGAAGTCGCCCCGTGCGTTGCGAGCCATGAGAGGGCCAGAGAGCCCGCCGCGAATCATGCGCTCGAAGAGGTCATGTGCGTCGCTGCCGACGTCTGCGCGAACCTTCGTGTACCGGCGAGCGGCATTCTTGAGATAGTCGATAGCGCCCTGTCGGTCGCGCTGCGCCATCTGCTCGACGAAGGTGATCGAATCAACCGCGAGTTCTGCAACCATCTTCGCGTTCCAGAAAGCAAGGAACGGCTTAGGCAGCATTCCGACGACCGACGTAACACCGGGGTACTTGATATCCGGGTCCGTCGGGTCGAAGTAGAAACGCGCGCCGCTCGTCGAAGTCGTACGGATAGCCATCCTGGCCACCTTCCGTGTCGTGATCGTCTGACACGGGCTCTAGGGGGCAAGGGGTTCCAGTGACGAAGTGACGTGGTGGCGTCGGCTTCGGGTTAAGCGCACAAGAGCTATAGAGGATGTATGTACGGAACAGAACCATCTGTCATTTCGTCACTTCGTCACCGCTCCCCCTTCGCTGAGAGGCCACCGGCCGAAGCCACACGCGCCCGTATGCGGGCATGAAAAACCCCGCCCGACCACTAGGGCCGGACGGGGTGGAGAGGACGAGAGGCGAGCGGCTAGCCGTCTTCCTGGGGCGGCTTAGGCTTCCGGCTTTCGTACCAACGTGGCATGTTGCAGAGACAGCACGGCTTGTTGTTCGGATGCTCCGCCCAACACTCGCAGTGTGGACAGGTGGTCACGCTTCGCCGGTCCCCGTGTCGCGCCGAAGGTCTGCGAGCGACGTACCCAGGGACGACAGCGCGTCGTCGATCGCGTCGTCTAGCTTCGCTGCGGCTTCCGGGGTCGCGCTCTTCCATACGCCCGGACGCTCTTCTACGAACTCCGGCCCCGAAGACTGGCGAGCAAGGGATTCCCGGTCGGCGTACTCGTCGCGCGCATCGCTATGCCCGGACCAGTAGCCCCAGAGAAAGGCAGCAGCGCCGTCGAGCGTCGACATGACCATTCCCTGTCCGTCGAGCTTCCCGCAGACGGTAACCATCTCTTCGAGTCCGGCCACCCGTGATGCGTGCGCCGCGCGAACGTACCCTTCGGGCTGGCCGGTGTAATCCTGCTCCGTGCTGTCTCGCCACACTGCCCCCGTCCCGTCGTCGTCCCACACGAAGCGGAATCCACCCGCCGTCTGGATGTCTCCGGCCTGTCGTCGCGTCATCGCGTGTCACCCTTCCGTTGTGCCTGCTGTGCGTCGAGTTGGTCGGCAAGCTGCACTAGGTATCCAGCACGCTGCCGCATCTCTTCCGGCGTGAAGTGCGTCGTTACCGATCGCCCCTCGTTCGGACCCGGTGTCGTGATCTCGAAGCGGACCACAACGAGCGGCACCCCTTCACTACTCCGGCCGGTGCCGTACCCCGTGAACTTTGCCTGTACGCCCCGCTTGTGTCCCACGCTTGCCCCCTACGGGTAAGGGGGCCCGACCACCTACTTCGGAAGTAAGTGATCGGGCCCCGGTGACGATGGTTACGCGTCGTCGCCGTCTTCGTCGTCTTCGTCGTCGTCGGCGTCGTCTTCGATGACGAGAGCCAGCGCCGCAGAGTTCGCGCGAAGGGCGATGGCTTCAAGCTGCTTCTTAAGGGCGCGCTTCTCGTCGTTCGTGAGCTTCTTAACGGCCTTCTCTTCGAGCGCCTTGCCGATCTCGTCGTTCGCCTTCGTGGCGTGCTCGACGAGCTTCGCACCGGCCGTCTTCTTCGCGGCAGCGTCGCCGTTGCCTTCGCCCTCCCCTTCGCCTTCGCCTTCGCCCTTCGGGGTCGATGCGGCGAGTTCGGCGACCGTCTTACCGGCAGCCTTCGCGGCGGCTTCGAGCGCCTTCGTCGCTGCGTACTTCTCCGCCTTGAGTTCGTTCTGCGACTTGCGCGGGAGACCGTAGAAGGTGAAGACGGCTTCCGTCGGCGAGAGGTCCGGGTGCGCTTCGGCGATCTTGCCGAAGTACTTGCCGAACTCTTCCGGGGAGTTGTCCAGCGCACGGACGTACTGAACGAGCGTGTCGCTCATGGCGTTCTGCTTCGAGCGCTGCATAGCCTTGAAGAGCTTGTCATTCTCGAAAGTCTTCTCGACACCTTCGAGCGCACCGTTCAGGAGATCGCCGGACGCGCGCTTAGCCTGGTCGCTCTTCGCGTGAAGGTCCGGGACGCCATCCTTGTTCAGGATGTTCAGGCGCATGTCGAGATCGATCTGTGCGAGCCGCTTAGCCCGTGCGCCCTTCTCCGACTCGTGGGCGACACCTTCCTTGAAGAGCTTCGAGCCTTCGCTGACCAGCTCGACGAGACCCGGAACCTTCGTGTAGTCCTCGGTTGCCAGGCTCGGCGTGGTGTCCGCCTTCGTGGCGACTTCTGCCTTCGGCTTCGCGGCTTCGGCGTCCTTCACCGTCTTGTCGATGTCAGCGCGAAGCTTCGCCTTAATGGCAGCCGCGCCGGTCCCCGTGATCTTGTTCGTGTCGTTCGTGAGCGACTTCACGAGTTCCGTGATCTTGTCGGCGTCACCCTCGACGACGAGCGACGTAAGCCGCTCGAAGCTGTCGCGAACATCGGCTTCCGCCTTCGCCTGAGCGTCCTTGTCCATCGTCTTCGCTGCCATGTCGTTACTGCTCTCTCCGTTGGTCCGGCCCGTCGGGACGACGAGACCGGGAATCGTCGTGATGTCGATCTCGTGAAGCGGAGTGGCGTTCATCTCGAACGACTTCCGCTGACACGTCTTGCACGCAATGTCGCCATCCGGACGGTACCGGCTAGCGTCCACGGCGTTTCCTGCCGCCTTACCGCACAGGGTCATACGGCTCGCCTTCGGCCCGTCCTGGTTGATCGCATGGGTAACCTTGCCGCTACCGATGAAGCTCACGAAGTAACCGGCCGGTGCCTTGACGCTCATGTCCGTTTTCCCTCCCGTGTCCCGCCCTGTGCGGTCCAACAAGAAGAACATTAGCACAGCACGGCACCTACGCGAGCCCTTTCGGGAAAGTCACCTACTGCGGAAGTAGGTGGGAAACGACGAAGGGCCCCCACCGGCACGATGCCAGTAGGGGCCCAAGGGTCTAGCGCTTGCGTGCCAACTCGTCGGCAGCACCGAGTAGTTGGGACATGTTGCCGTCGTTGGCAACGGTCAAGTCGGTTGCGTAGTCGTCTAGTTCGGTCTCGCTCGCGTGCTTCGCTGCCTGTATCTGCGCGAGGTTCATTGAGCGAGCGACCGGGGGACGCGTGATGCGGACAAGCAGGAAGCCACGGTTCCGAAGCGCGTCGGCTTCGTTCCGGTAGCGGACGTCAGACACGACGACCGGAAGGTTCCATGTGTCGGCGACCGTCACCCGGTCGAGCGTGACGTTCAGCCAAAAGTCCTCGTCGAGATCGCGAACACCCTGCCCCATGCGCTGTAGCGTCCGGCGAACTTCGGGGTAATGGTCCTTCGCGTATTCCCATCCGACGTCGGCGACGAGCCGAGAGAGTCGAACCGGAGAGACATCCCACGTCGTGAGAATGAGCGGGTCTAGCGAAAGGGCCGCGTCTTTCAGCGGGTCAGCGAATGCGAGTCGCGTGAATGCGAATCGGGAAACGAGCCGACCGGCGACCGTGTCTTTCCCGCTCCGTGCCTTTCCGATGATTGCGACGTTCCGATAGGTCATGCGAAACCCTCCGTGCCCGTAGACGAGTGCCTACGGGCTCCGGCGAGCAAAGGGTTCCTAGCCCCCGATGATGAGCGCTAGTGCGCTGAGAACGGCGTCACTGGGGAAGTCGGGTATGTGCGTCACCGCGATACCGACGAGCAGCGTCACGACCGTACGGACGGCCCCCTTGTGCGCGCGGAGGAAGTCGAGCACGGCGGGAGCGAACCCGCCGGTCCCCGGCTTCGTGTGCTCACCCATGCGGGTACCTGCCTTTCGTTACTCTCTGTTGGATTTTTGCCGGCAAATCGGGGGCCCGAACACGGCCAAAATCGGACATGCCGGGCCCCGCGGAAAGCACGCTCTGTAACTAGACCTTCGGAACCTTGAGCGCTGCCCACTGCTTCGCGCCGGGGTAGCCGTCGCAGTACGCCGGAGCGTCGCCTAGCTTGCGCTGGAACTTCGCGAACGACAGCCGGTCGGCTTCGGTCCACTGGGGACCGGGGCCGGTCGAGTACGCGGAGCATCCGACAGCAACTAGCCGCTTACCCATGGCAGTTACGATCGGACTCTTCGGCTTGCTCTTGAAGAACGTCGCACCGGGGAACGGCTCATAGGCAGGCTTAGCCGGGGCCGAAGCCTTCGGCTCGAACTCTCCGGCCTTGAGTAGGGCATAGAGAGCGTTGCCGGGGCACTCCGTGGCGTAGCCGTCCCGGTGACCCTTGATTTCCTTACCGGCCCCGTGAGCCCGCAGGTAGGCGACAGCGTCACGCGCGCCCTGTAGCTGTGCGGCAGTCGGCTTCGTCGAGCCGGACGAGCCGACGAAGAGGTTCACCGCGAAGTGATTCCGGTTCAGCGTGGTGTTCCCGTTCGCTGAGTTCTGAGCGTTCAGGCCCCGACCCTCGAACACGTAACCGTGCTCACAGACACCGAAGTTGTATGCCCAGTCGGCCCAACCCAGCGAATCCATGTAGTAGTTCTGTAGCTTGCGCATGTACGGCGCACACGTGGAGTGGTCGCCGTGCTCGTACGGGGTGCCTAGATAGTGGATCTTCACGCCGTAGTTCGACGTCACGGCGGTATGGCCGTTGGTCGGCGTGCGTGCGCCCCACTGTGCGCGGGTGACTAGCTTCATGCTTAGCCCCTTTCGGGCATGAAAAGGCCCCGGTCGATGTGCTCGACCGGGGCACGTACTTCGGTAGTAGGTGGTGGGTTAGGCGATGCGGCGAGCACTCAGGTAGCAACCCGACTTGAGCACGGTTGCCGTGGCGTGGGATGCGTTCTGTGCCCAACGGAGAGCGAGGGTTCCGGCGGAAGAGCCCGTCTTAAGCGCACCCTTAAGGCTTGTCCCCGTAGTGGCGTTGAACGTCAAGTCGGTGCCTAGGGTGGACGAACCGGAACCGTCGTTGTCGGTCCACACCATCGACGAGCCGGACGGGGCCCCGAAGTCGACGCGCATTCCGCCACCCCCGGTAGTCCACACGATGACGGTTTCAACGGCATAGGTGGCGTTCGCCGCAACCGGAACGGTTAGGTGGTTGTCGTTCGCTGCCGTGGCCGTGCTGACCCGGCTTGTGTCTGCCGACTTGATCGCAATCGCTTCGTCAATCTGCGAGGCAGGGACGTATCCGTTCGCGCCGAGTGAGGCAACGCCGTTCGATGCGCCGCGAGTTGACGTGGCGAGAGCGCCGACGTCGGCAGCGTTCAGCGTGACAGCGCCAGTCTTCGTGTTGACCGTGCTAACGCCATCGCCAACCGTTACGGTCGCGCCGTCCGACTGGCGAACCTTGAGCTTTCCGCTCTCGGCGTACGCCACAACTCCGTTAGTCGGCGTGCCCGTTGGGGTGGTCCCGGCGTTCTGGATACCCAGAGCCCGGTTACCTCCGCCGAAGTCGACCGACGTGTCTCCGATGCCCAGGTTGTAGAACGTGTTCCGAAGGCTGTTGCTGTAGGCGTGACCGTCCGCAGTAACCCGGAAGTAGTTGGTCGGGCTAGCACCATTGGTCGCGCCGTAGACGGTAAGGCCGTTCCCACTAGCGGGCTGGATCGACCCGCCCGTCTTAGCGATTGCGCCGACGTCGTCAGCAGTGAGCGCCACGTTCCCCGCGCCGTCCGGGGCAACCGAGTTGACGGCCGTCACGGTGCCGGTGCCGGTGCCGTTCTGTCCGGCCGGACCGGTCGGCCCCTGCGGACCCTGCGGACCGATCGGCCCCTTTAGGTCGCCACGGAGCGACCACCCACCGGACGTCTTGATATACACGCGCCCGGTGTCCGTGCGTAGGGCGAAGTCACCCACAACACCAGCAGCGTCGATACCCGTTGCGTCGGGGAACGTGTAGATCTGACTGCCCGCTAGGCCGGTGTCACCCTTCGGACCCTGGGGGCCCCGGATGTTGCCGATGGGAGCGCCCCAACTTGACGCGCCACGCTGCCACATGTCGCCCGTGTCCGTGCGTAGCAGGATGTCACCCGGCTTCGCGTCGACACTCGGCGTACTGCCCGTGGCCGTGAAGATCTGCGAGCCGTGAAGCTCTCCGCCTACGCGCTTCCAAACCCCTTCCGTCTTAAGCCAGTTGGTAATCGTGGTGTGCTGCAACCCAAGCAGCGTGCGCACGTCGTACTGAACGAAGTAGTCGTTCTCTAGACCTACTTCGGAAGTAGGTGCCACGGCACCCGTGAGGATGTTGGAGCCCCTGACCGGCACGTAGTTCGGCGTGGTCGGGTCCATCGGCGTGACGTCGGCTAGGTCAACGACCGGCGTAGCGGCGGGAAGCAGTAGCGCGAAGGTGCGCGATCCGACTACGCCGGAAAGGTTCTCCTTCACGGTGTAAGCCCAGTCCGAAGGGTTCATGTTCGGCGAGTCCGTAGCCGGTAGCTCAACGGCGAACTTGCCGAACTCATCGAGCTTGCATACGACCGGGCCACCGATGAACAAGTCGGCTTCGGGGAAGGTGACGAGACCGGGGCCGGTGAACGTGACCGTTCCGGCCAGTCCTCGGCCGTCCCATCCTCGGTACTCGCCGGTTACGCGAACCGTCGGGATGGATGCCGGTAGGTCGTACTCGACAGGCGTGCTCATGGTGGCCCCCTAGTTGCCTAGAATTGAATCGATGTGCTCGCGTAGTTCGCGGTTCTCTCGGCGTAGTTCGCCAACTTCGAGCCGTAGCCCGGCGTTCTCTTCGCGCAACGCGCGCACTTCGAGGATGAGCGCCGCCATGTCGTCGGCGAGACGCTGCGCTTTCGCTGTCTGCGCTTCGGCTTCGCCGCGCCACGCGTCCCGCGCGCCTGTCTTGACCTGCCGTGCGACGAGAGCGAGGAACACGACGACAGCGCCGACGATCTCGGAAGCGCCAACCATGCTTGAGAATTCCATGGATCACACTCCTTAGTAAGTCGGGTCGGCGGGGTTACCCGCAGCACCCCAGGACGATTCGCCACCGTTGAACCATGCCCAGACATCGCCAGTCATTTCGAGCCGGTCGGCCGGTAGGCCAACGCAGTAATGCATGTTCGAGACGGCATACGATCCGTCCCACGGGTCAAGGTCGTACGGGTCACCCACGAGGGTCCAACCCGCGCTGACGTTCCCCATGTTGGAGCCACCGAGGACGGCAGTCTGATACTCCGACCCAGGGTCGACGGCGAGGCCGCCGCCCTTCGTGGGGACGGCCTTACCTTCGGGAATCGAGTAGCCGAAGAGCTTCACGCGATCCGGCTTGTCGGCAGTCGGACCCTTTAGGTACCGGTGCTGTAGCTCGACGGTGTACGTCGCTTCGCCGTTCTGGTAGTCCCATCCGAAGGGGATGCCGTGCTTCCAGCGCATGACGCCGGTGCCGGTCGAGCGGGTGGCGTTACCGTGAATGCGGAATGCGGAGGATGCCGAGACGCACACCTTCGACGTGTTGCCGTAGTGACGGAAAGCGGCTAGCCGTAGCTCACCCTCCGACCGGCCCTTGATAAACCAGTCGGTGTAAAACTTGCATTCGAGCCGGTCGTAAACAAGCCCGGTCACGTTGGCGATGCCGCAGCTCGACCATGCGTTGTTGGTCACCTTGCCACGTCCGCGCGCTGCCCATTCGGAAGTCGGGTAACGGTCGAAGCGTGCGACCGGTTCCGGCCGTCGCTCTAGCGAAGCAAGCCGCTTCTTAAGGTCGTTGAGTTCCCCGGTGAGGGAAGGGGGAAGGGCGTTGATCTTACTGGCCACTGTTGAATACCTCCCGGTTCGCAAGCGACAGCGAAATCAATTCGGTGCCGTTCGCGTCGATTTCGGTCGTGCGCTCCGTGATTACGAACTCGTCCCAAAGGGCGACGTAGCCGGAATCAACTTGGACGATGCCGACGTCACCGGGCACGAAATCAAGTGGGCCGTAAAGGCCCGGATAAACGGTGACGGTCGGAATAGCGATCGGGGCACGGCCAATGTCGAGCACGGCCCCGGCTTTGTCTATAAGGGTCTCGGTTGACTTGACGTCGTTAAATGCAGCGATGACGCGCTTAGTCGGCATCGTCTCGCGAAGGGCATCGTTACCGGCGATGCCTACCAGCTTTTCGCCGCTGCCGGTGTCCGCGCCGACGGTGTAGACGTCCGTGGCAATCTGTGAGCCGTCATAGTCGACCCTGCCGACGTCACAGTTGATTCGGTGTACAAGCTCGAAGAGGCCGGAGCGAGAGCCGACGCTGTACTTCAAGAACCGGTTGCCGACACGCTCACCCTCGACGATCCAGAAGGGTTCGTAACGGAAGTCGAAGCCGTTCTCATCCTCGGCTAGCTCTTCGATCGCGTCGGATATGACCTTGAACTCTGAACGGGTCCACACTCGGTCACGGAGACGGCCGGTCGGCGACAGGTGGGAGACGTCCGTCTCGATGCCGTTCGTGCACAGCTTGAACCAATCCTGTAGTAGGCCGGTTTGGTCACGGCGCTTGCCGGTGTAGCCGTTACTGAAAGCGCGCGTCTTGTAGTAGCTGTGATAGCCGGACGCGTTCAGCGTCAGTGTCCCCGCCGCTAGATCAGCGCTGAGAGTCCACAGAATGCCACCCCAGACGGGCGCGCCGTCGCGGAGGATAACCAGGCTCGACCGGATCGGTCCTAGGTCCGCAGGGTGCGCTTCCGGGGCGTCTAGCGGGATCACGACGACTGCCGCGCCCTCGGCGTTCAGCGTGTCCGTGAACGAGATCGAAGCGACGGGCAGGCTTGCCCGGATCTCTCCGGTTCGCGGGTCGACGTGAAGCACTTCGTAGCGCGCGGCAGTCATGCGGGCCCCCTAGGGTGCAGTCTTCGGCGTCTTGTGAAAGACAGCGTTGATATAGAGATTTCCTAGCGACACATCCGGCGCCGCTCCGTACTCGATCGTTCCGCTAGCCATGAGACCCAACCGGCCCCACCCGCCATTCGCTCCGGTGTACGACTGCCCCACGACGTCATACGAGTTGATCGCCGGGCGCGTGATCTGCGCGGGGTAAGTCCCGATTATGCGAAGGCCGTTAGGGGTCAGGTTGGCAGGCGTCAGAGTGACGTTCCCCGCTATCTGCCAACACGTCGACGACTCTCGGATGTAGAGATCGCCGCTAGGCGTAGTCGTGATGTCGCCAGGGCTTAGGTAGCTCTGGAACGTGATCGAGTACCACGGGCCGGGGTCGTTCGTGTGCCACGCTCCGCCCTGCTGTTTGACCCAACTCTGGTTGGTGCCTAGGTCGTAGACAGTCGCGCCGTCCCGGAATGCCGAAGACGTCGGCAGCTCTCCGGCCCAATCGACAGCGAAGACACCGGGTGCCGGTGTAAGTAGCTGGTCGCGGAACTCACCGGTGTATCGCGTCGGCGTAATGGTGAACGACGTCAACGACTTCGGGACGTCGACATAGCCCAGCGCGATACTGTCCGCCGGACGGGCCGGAGCGACCGGGGACGCTGCCGGAGTGCCAGCAACTAGCGTCACGGCTACGCCCGTTGACGTCTTCCGGGCGACGATGAGATCTCGTCGCGGGTTGGTCGCGCTAGCTACCGGGATCGGGACGGCCGTACTCTTCGTGACTTCGCACGCCGTATACCCGCCGGTCCCGTTGTAAAGGAAGTGCCGACCGGCACCGACGGACACCGTACGCGCGGCCTGATTCGAGTTCAGCGCGTACGAGAGACGCCCGACGATAAGGTGTGCTCCGTTCGCGTCGCCTGTCCAAAGCGTGTTGTACCGGGCTAGGTCTGACTCCCCGTACGTCTCGCCACCCTTGAACCAAATGTCAGCCATGCGTTACACCCACTTGTCTTGCCATGTCAGTTCGGCCGTAGCCAACGAATAGGGGTCACCATGCGCAAGCCTTAGCCGGTGCTGTCCGGGCCCGTACTCCGGCCACGACGAACCGTCTCGGATGAGACCGAGCAGCGTGTTTCCGTTAAGGTCCGTGATCGTCCGGGCGGCGCTGTCGATGGTGAATGAGCCGACGTACGAAATGCCGAAGTAGTCCCCGGTCGTGTCGTCGTAGAGCGTCGGGTTACTCGCGTCCCGGATCTCGATACGGGGCAGCGCGGGAACGCTGCCGTACTGCGTAACAAGCTTGCCGGGGTCGGCGACGTCGGACGCCTTGACGTCGAAGGGGACCGACAGAGGGACCTTTGCGCCTTCGGTCGGCGCTTCGGTAACTAGGCTGTAGATCCAGGAAGTTCGGGGAGTCGAGCCGACGAGATACGGACTCGTCGCGAACAGCTCGACGACGACGTTACAGACCATGTTTGCGAAGTTGAGATCTAGCGGTGCGCTTCGCTTGCGGGGTCGAGCCATGACGAAGGCTTCCCGGTCGGCAGCGACACCGGGGAAGAGAAAGCGCAACGGCTTCTCTACCTGCGCGGGCATGAATGCCGACTGAATGTCGAGCAGTGCGGCCGTGAACTCTTCACGGGTCGAGCCGTACACTTCGAGCGTCAGTGTGATAGCGCGCCCATTCATGTAGTCGTCGACCGGATAGAGCCCGTGGCGCTGAACTAGTGTCAGGTCTGCCGACCGGATATCCGGCAGTGACAGCAGACCATCGACACTGACAATCGATATGGCGGAATCATCGGCACCCATAACGAGTCCGTTGTATTCGCATGTCCAGTCCGTCAGTTCCGCCATATCGATTCCCTTCGTGTGCACCTACTACGGAAGTAGGTGGTTACGCTCCGGCCACTCGAAGGGCCCAAGCGACTTCCCGCCCGATTGCGTACGGGTCCGCGTTGCTGCGGACGTTGACGACGACTCCCCCGCCCGACGAACGGGCATGGTTCGGAACGACTGTTGAGCCGTTCGGTAGGTAGACGTCCTCGGGTCCACGCTCACCAACGCGAACGAGACCGGACGCCGGGCCACCCATCGCACGGATGGACGGGATGGGGTTGGCCGGAATGTCCACGCCGACAGGGCCGATGCCGATCCGGTTCGGGATGGCTCGGTTGAGCAGACCGATTAGCCCGTTGATCGCGCTCTTCAGTCCACGGGCAACAGCCTGGCCGATGTTCTGCCCGAAGCTGGCAACTCGGGATAGACCCTCACCTAGCTTCGAAATGATCATTCGACCGACAGAGGATGCGGCGCTGCCGACTCGTCCGACGATTCCCAGAATCCTTCCGGGCAGCGAAGTGAAGAACCCGACCACAGCATCTAGTCCGGCCTTCGCCTTATCGCGGACGTACGTGAACGCCCCTACCGTCGCCCGCTTGATCGTGTCCCAATGCTTGATCAGCAGACCGGGCCCGGTGAAGTTCAGGAATAGATCCTTGAGCCACCCGAACACCTGCTTGACCTTGTCCCAAACCCACTGGAAAGCGGCCCCGGTCCATTCCTTGATCTTGTCCCAGTTCTGCCAGATGATCAGCGCAAGCCCCACAATGGCCGCGATGACGATTGCAATCGGGCCCATGGCGATAAGCCACGCGGCAGCCATGCGGGCAGCCTGTAGCATCGCCTGCGCGCCCATGGCGATCCAGCCACCCACGACTAGGGCAGCGGAAATGACAGCCTGCGCGGCAGAGCGAATCCAGCCACCCACGACCGACCAATGTGCGAGCACTTGTGCAGCCGCTCCGGTCGTTGCCGATGCTGTCGTTGTTGCCCATGCCGTCAGACTCGCGACCATGGTCGTTGCTGACTGAATAGCCCAAGCGATCATTGCCGGGAGTAGGACGGCCGTAATGATTCCGGCCAGGATGCTAAGCGGTGTCGAGAATCGCGTGACGAATCCAGCGACAGCCGTAAACGTCGTACCGACCCATGACAGTTTCCCGGCTAGCGTCTCGATAGCGGGGATGACCGTTCCGCCTAGGAAGTCGACAACGCCCGTCTTAAGGCTTCGCGTGAACGCCGTGATCTTCGTCTGTGCGTTGTCGTGCATGGTGTCGCCAGCAGCCTTAGCCGCGCCGTCCACCTTGCCTAGCTTCTCGACAGCGGAACCCACGTCGAGCGAGAACAGAGCGTCGCCCATGTCCTCGGCCTTAGTGCCGAACAGCTCGATAGCAGCAGCGTTACGGGCCGTGCCGGGCTCCATGTTGTTCAGCGCGGTAAGCGTCTCGTCGAGAGCCTGCTTAGCAGCAGCGCCACCCTTGCCGAACTTCGCTGTCATCTCGGCAGCATCGAGACCAACGGTCTTGAAACCGCCGGAGACGCGCGCACCTCCGGCAGCCGCTTCGATGCTGAATTCCTTGATCGTGTCGGCGACTAGGTCCGCGTTACGTGCGCCACCTTCGAGACCCTGGGAGATCAGTCCCATAGCCGTCTTACCGTCGATCCCCATCGTGCGGAACTGAGTGCCGTATTCCGTGAAGGTGTCTAGGAGGTCTTCCCCCTTGTTCGCACCTTCCTGTGTGCCCTTGACGATGATGTCGAACGCTTCGTCAGCATTCTTCGCGAGACCGTTCTTAAGCATCGTCCCGACAGCGTTAGCCGTAGGGCCGACTTCCTCGCCTAGGACGCTCGCAACATCCATTGCCGACTTGCTAATGTTGGTCATCTCGTCGGCCGTCGCTCCGGCAGGGACTAGACCCTGTTGCCAAAGGTTCTTGAGCGCTTCGTTCGCGTCGGCGACAGATTCGCCGTAGCCGGACGAGTAGACCGCTCCGGCCGCTTCACCTAGCCGCTTAGCTTCCGCCGGAGACGCGCCAAGCTGCGCCGCTAGTAGGTCGTTGTTCGCGCCGTTCTCAAGGCCGGTCATGATGCCGACACCGAGAGCGGCAGCGATGCCGACACCAGCAATCTTCGCGATGCCTGCCGCGCGCTCGCCGAACGACGAGACTTCCCGGCTTGCGTCCTGTAGTCCGCTGGTTAGGTCGGACACGTCGCCGAGTATCGTAATCCGGATCGGATCTCCGGCCATTGGGGCACCCCCTAAGTCATGACCGGCACGCGCTTTTCACCGCCGGGTGCGCTCCCCGTGCGTCCACGGTTCGCGCGTTTGGATTCCTTGTCTTGCGCTTCGTTGTCAGCGCTCATCCGCTCTACCAACGCGTAGAAGTCGCGAGACTCCATCGAGCGCACGTCCGTCCACGTGAGGCCCCGGAAGTGGGACACGAGACGCGCGCACGCTATTACGCGCTGGTCACGGGAGGGTTTGCCTTGCTCGCCTTAAGCGAGATCTTGAGTCGACCCGCGTCGGCAATGGTGAAGTCGGGATTGTCACGCTTCTTGATCACGTAGGCCATGGCCTTAAGAAGCTTGGCCTTACGGGCACCCGGCTTCGAGAGAGAATCTAGGGGGCCGTCGATGATCTCTTCGATGTCGTCGATCTCGTCGAGCGTCAGTGAATCGATGTCGAGCGATAGGACGTCGTCACCTACTGCGGAAGTAGGTGCCACGGTGGAAGGCTTGCGAGCGGCCATGATTAGTTCTCCAACCTCTCTCGAAGTACGGCGGTGATTTCCGCTTCGTACGTTGCCGACACTTCGTCGGACTTCCGGGCCATTGCCCGGTACAGGAACCTGTTAGGCGAGATCCCGCGACGTCGGTAACCGAAGTGAATTGCTCCGGCGTACGGGACGCGCGCTTTCGATCCGGCCTTAATGACGGCGGATTTGGGTGAAGCCGTAACCGTGATCGACTTCTCAAGTCGGCCCGGTCGGTAGTTCTGCCGGTCCTTCGAACTAGGTCGACGGTCCGGCGCAGTCCGCCTAGCTTCCGGCTTCACCACTTCCGCCGCCGCTTTGTTGGCTAGGCGGACTTTCTTGTTCAGCTCTCGGTCCCGTAGCTGTCTTAGGTTCCGCTGAAACTCTCGGAGTCCTTCGACGCGAACTGTGTACGCGCTGTTACTCGCCACGGGTCACCGCCTTACGGGGTCGGGACGAAACCGGGAGTCGGCTCGACGTAGGTAACCGTGATCGCGTCGGCGCCGGAACCGGGGTCAAGCACGCGGAACGGGAGATTGAAGATGCTCACTTCGTCCACGGACGCTTCGGGAGACTCGCCGGTGAACTGGATTGCCGGGCAGTCGACCTTGACGGACGTGCCGGGAATCATGCCTTCGAGCTCTAGCGCGAACTCGACCGACTCACCCGCTAGGAACGCTTCGTACAGCGCTAGCGAACCGTCGCCGAACTCCCCTTCGAAGGTGCCCTCATACGTCGGGACAGCGTTGCGTACCGGCTTCTTCTTTAGCTGGTTGCCACGGAGGAAGCGGCGGTCAACCTTTAGGCCAAGCTCACCGGTCAGCTCGAAGCTGTTCACGTCGAAGACGACCGACGCACCGGCGCGCTTGATCGTGATCGCTGCGCGGGTCCAGTCGTAGGCGTAGGACTCTTCGGGGTAGGCGATCGGCAGGAACTCACTCGACGTGGACGAGTGCGAGACGTCCTGAAAATCGAAGGTGACGTTCAGGACGACAGGGTTCTCAACCTCTGCCGTTAGGCTGAACTCCGTTGCCACACAACCGACATGGCGGTAAGCCACGTGGGTACCCTCGACCGTAGGCCGGAGCATCTGCGACGTGAACGAGGGTGCGGAAGTGACCGAGTCGGTGTTGAACACGTGAGCCGTCAGACCGGTGACAGCGTCGGGAGTCCCGCCGTCGTGCTTGTCGAAGACAGCGGAGAGCAGACCGGACGCGCCCGCGTCTAGTAGGTCCACCTCTAGCTCACCCTCGCCACCCATGTTGACGATGTTCCGGCGGTCAGCACGCGCCGTCTGCATTCCAGCGCGGAAGCCGACGGACTCGATGAACTCTCGGGTCGTCTTCCAACTGTCTGCCTTGCCTTCGTAGCCTTCGACCTTCGCGGCCGGTGTGCCGTACGTGGCTTCCGGCGAGATGCCGATAGATGCGTCAAGCGCCATGTCTCTTGTCCTTCGCGGTAGTTGGGGTTAGGTGACGCGCCCGCGAATGCGAACGCTGACGTCGAGCACGGAGTAAGCGCCGTCGGTCGACTCGCCGGTCTCGACGTTGGCTGACGTCGGCCGGACGTCGATAAGCCCAGGGATCGCGCGAAGGTCGATGGAGCGGCAGGCTTCGGAGATGTGCTCACGAAGCGCGTGAACGGCCCTCTCCGCGTCTATCGGGCTACCGGGTGAGGTGACGAGCGCATGCACGTCGAGAGTGCCGGAGACGGCCGTGGGCTTACGCGGACCGGCACGCATGGCGATCGGCTCTAGCTCATCGTCTGCGGTGTCGCCTAGCCAAATCTGCTGTCGGCGATCCTGCTTCCCTGTCTGCGCAAAGGTGACCTGCGTTCCAGCGGGGATGAGCGCACGAAGCCGCTCGAAGAGAGCGGCCTTTGCCTCGAAGATGATTGCCACGACAGCCCCTTACATCAGGAAGAACGGGAGCCGGACGCGATACCGGTTCAGCTGTGCGTTCACTTCGGGCAGGCTGGTCGGTCGCCAAGTCCCCCCGGCTTGCGACAGGTTGACCGAGCCGAACTCTGTCTGTAGCTGTAGGGCACGGTCCGGGATGCGCGAGACTAGGTCTAGGCAGTACTGACGAGAGAGAGCCTTCACGGCCCACTCGATCGTTGCGGGAACCGGCTTATCGACAGCGCCCCACGTCTGCCCGCAGTAGGTTTCGACGGTCTCAACGGCGTACGCGATAGCGTCGCTCAGAACGTCATCGGGAAAGAGTGAAGAGTCGTCGAGCCCGTCAAGGGAGCGAAGCTCTTCGATCGTTGCGTAAGACACGCGGCCCCCTTCGGGCTAGGGGGCCCACCTACTTCCGTAGTAGGTGAGCCCCCATCAGCTAGACCGGATTAGGCACCGGTGACCGTTAGGACCTTCGCGGAAAGCTCGTCGAGCAGCAGGCCATCGGCACGCTGAATGAAGCGGTAGACGATCTGGTCGGTGTCGAACTTCGCATCGACCGAACGCTCAACACGTAGGCCACCGGCAAGCCGGACGGTGTACTTCGACAGGTCCGCGAAAGCAACCTTGTCGTCGGGAACACCCGCGTCGGACAGCACGGCACGGCCGTTGAAGGTGTCCGGGGCGCCCACGGTTAGGGCAGGCTGGTAGAGGTACTGGCCGTTCCCATCCTTGAGCTTGCGCATGATCGCGGCAGTAGCGTCGGAGACGACGTAAGCAGCGTTGCCACGGTAGGCAGTCGGCAGCTCGTAGAACAGGTCAATGAGCGCGTCGGAAACGGTGTTGTCCTTCGCACCCTCGGCCCACGTCGCAGCAGCAGCAGAGGCAGCGGTGAAGAGGCCGCGCGGCTGACCCGTACCGGTACCGGTCAGGAAGTGCGCACCCATGCCGTGACCGATCGCCGGACCGGCGTCACGAACGAGGAAGCCGACTAGGTCAACCTTCTCGTCGGCAACGAACTCGTGCGAAAGGACCGAGCTGTAACCGTACTTGAACGCACCGACAGAGCGAACCTTCGTGGTCGGGTTGCTCTCCGGGATGGAACCCTTCTCGGCGATGATGCCAGCAGACGCGCGACCGGTGACGACAGTGAAGTCAATCGGCTCACCGCCGGACGTGGTCATGATCTGCGCACCGCCACGCATGACGGTCGAGCGCTCGATAGCCTCAGCAAGTAGCTTGCCGTGGAAGGTGCGCGGGTTGGTACCGGCCGGAGCGGCACCGATGTTCAGGTCTCGGCGCGATAGCTCGCCGTGCTCGCCCCGGAACTCGACCTTCTCGCCGAACTCTAGGCCGCGAAGCTGCGCGGCGACGTCGTCACCCTTGGCGCGCTTGTCGCCTAGCTCGATGCCGTCGAGCAGCGAAGAGACGGACTCGTTCGCCTTAAGGGACTCGATGCCCCGGCGAATCCGGCCGTCGAAGTCGGCGACCGACTCAAGTAGGTTCGCCTCCTTGGAACGCGCATCGGCGTCCATGTCCTTACCGGCGAACTGGTCGACGAGGGAACGGAGTTCAGAGGTAGCGCGCTCGCGCGCGTCGAAGTTGGCGGATAGCGTGGTTGCGTCCATTACAGAGCGCCCCTTTCGGATCGCGCGCCAATGAGCGCACGTGTGGTGTTGTGGTCCGGGTTCGTGAGTACGACCGGAGGAACGGGAACAGTGACCGGCTCGACGTCCGGGGCAAGTAGCCCTAGGCACTCGTCGATTGAGCGCTTAAGCCGGGCGTCAGTGGTCGGGTAGGCAGGGTTCACAACGGGGCCGACTTCGAGAACATCCATGCCGGTGATCTCGCGAACCGGTAGCCCGGTCTCGTCGTCGTCGGCGTCAGCACGTCGCTGCCCGCCATCGTTCACGCGGAACGTGAACGAACTCCCCTGTAGGTCACCGCGCTTGAGCAGTTCGGCGACGTCCCGACCAACGGTCGTGTCGGGTAGGTCAACCTCGTACCATCCGCCGTCGCGATCCTCGCCGACACGGAGAGTGCCCGACGAGACGCGCCCTAGCAGCGAACGAGTGTCGTGATTGAACGTCGCATAGACGTCGTTCTTCGTGAGGGACGGGGCACCGGCCCCCGGAACGATCCGCTCGCGAAAGCCGCCTAGGTCGTGGCTCAACTCATTGAACCTGTACGCGTATCCGCGCATAGAAATGCGCCCGTCATCAGACGAGCGCTGTTCCAGCGGAGCGGAAGCGAAGCGTAGTTCTCTACTCTCCGTCATCCGTTCCCCCTTCCTTATCGGGGTCCGGTTCGTCGTCCGGCTTGTCTTCGTCCGGCTCTTCGTCCGGCTCTTCGTCCGGCTTCGGAGGCTCGATAGCCTTCGGCTCTTCCGGCTCTTCGGCTGCGACGTCGGCAAGGTTCAGCGGCACACGGTGCGCCGTTCCTAGGCCGTCCGGCAGGGGCTCCATGTCTTCCCATGCGCGCACTTCGTCGATGCTGTAGATGCCCTGCTGTAGGCCGATGGAGTACATGCCCATGCGTTCGGCAGGGGCTCCACGCTGGATACCGTCAAGAGAGAACTTGACGAACTTCATTCGGTCGGCAGTCTCGGCGTAGATGAGCCGAGTGAATCCGGCTTCGATCCGCTCAAGCCACGGGCGAAGAGAGAACATGGCGAATGCCTGGTTCTGCTCTGCGAGACCCGACCCCCACGAAGTCGAGTTCGTCGCGTCGGATATCAGGTGGGGAGGTACGCCGAATATGCGCGCGATCTCCGGGACCTGAAACTGTCGGGTCTGGAGAAACTGCGCTTCGTCCGGCGACATGCTCACCTTGGAGAACTTCGCGCCTTCGGTAAGCAGCGCCACCCGGTGCGAGTTGTCGACACCGGCGTTCGCCGTGCGCCACGCTTCGCGAGCGAGCTTGAGCCCGTCTTCGGAGAGGGGGCCCGGTACCTCGACGATCGCCCCCGGCATCGCGCCGTTCGCGAAGAACTTCGATCCGTACTTCTGAGCGGCGAGAGCGAGACCGATGGACTCGCGTGCGTACGCGATCGGCGACACACCCTGATACTCACCGGGCAGCATCATCCCTGGGATGTGCAAGATGTCGCGCGTAGTGAACCAACCTAGGGCGACTTCGTTTCCGTCGTCGTCGATGTCGTTCGCTTCGAACACCTTCCGGCGCGAGCCGTCCGGCATCTTGACCATGTGCGGATAGATCACGTTCGGGTCGAGCACGTCGAGACCGACGATGTTCGGACCCTGCCACCGGACCGCGAGATACGCGTTCCCTTCGAGCAGCAGCGACAGAACCACCTGAGAGAGCAGGTCGATACGACCTAGCCCGCCGGGCTCGGCAGTCGGATAGTCAAGCCACGTAGGCGAGTTGATCGGCTTGCGCACTCCGCCCCGCTTCGAGTACGAAGCGACGGGTAGCGTCGCGATCGTCTCGGAGAGTAGGCGGATACAGCCGAAGACAGCGGACACCTGTAGCGCGCTGTTCGCGTCTACCTTCTGGCCGCTCGCAGCGATCACGCCGGGGTATGGCATTAGGTCGCTCGCGTCGTCCCACACTGCCCGCTCTTCGACGGCCGGAGACCCCCGAAGTAGATCAGTCCAGAAACCCACGGGGGCCCCTTTCCCACCTACTTCGGTAGTAGGTGCCTAGTCGTCGAGATAGCCCGCTAGGTCAGCGGGTAGCCCGTGGGTGAATACCGCTCCGTCGTCGTTCCAACCGGTCGCAACAATCGCCATGTCGGACCATTGCGGGTTGTCTTCGCGGAACATGACAGCGCCGTGAACGGCGAGAATCATGGCTATGGCAAGGTCGATCTTTCGGCGCGATGCCGCGTATTCCTTGGTGACCCGCGCGCCGTTCTTGTCCTCACGGAGTACGGCGTTACCGACGTGCCGGGCGAGAGCCGGATTCCCATCGTGGGAAAGTCGGCCGTCGCGGGCAGCGTCGTACACAGCTTGGGTCGCTGGGATCATGCGCTTAAGCGAGTTGGTCGGGAACGCTTCGACCGGGAAGCCTTCGGCTTCGAGATTGTCTAGCGTCTCTTCCCATCGGTACGGGTCAGCGACAAGGTTCTTCACTGAGTACGTCGTCAGCGCTTCGCGTAGTGCGTCGCGGACGTCGCCCATGGGGACGCGCCAGTGTGCATCGTCCGGCGGTGCTTCCCAGCAACCGAGGACGAACACCCGAAGGTCTTCGATGCGGCAGGCGACGAGCGCCGTACTGTCGCCCTTCCATGAGCCGTCGAAGCCGAGTACAACGGCCTGTCCGGGCTCTAGGGTGTCCTCGGTAGCAAGCTCGTCCCATAGGCCGTGAGGCAGCCACGTAGAGGCTCCACGCACGAACTGAGACAGCCGGTAGATCCGAAAGCTAGCTTCGGTCGATCGCTGCGACGCTGCCTTGAAGTCCTCGGCGTTCAGGATGTCGTAAGACGGGTTACAGGCGCGCCACACTTCGGGGTCGAGATAGTCAACCTGGGCACCAAGCTTCGGCCCCCACGATCGGTAGAACAACGTCGGGTCGTCGAGTTCGCCAGAGTTGACCCGCTCGCCTACCTCACAGAGAGCAGCGAAGGGGCCGTCAGGATCGGGTCCGGCCGTCGAGACGACCCAGACCATAGGCTGATTACGAGCGGCAGAACCTAGGGTCAGCGCGTCGAAGAGGTCAGCCGACTTCGAGAATGCGTATTCGTCGAGCGAGACGGTAGAGGGGTTGAGACCCTGCTGTCGTCCGGCGTCAGCCGAGACAACGCGATAGGTCGAGTCTTTGAAGCGGATCACGTCGCGCTGAACATCGCAGACAGCGGACAGCTTCGGGCTAGCTATGATCATGGACTTCGCAGCATCGAACACCATGCGAGCCTGATTACGGTCATTCGCTGCGGCGATGATCTGCCGCTGAGTGTCTGCCCTGTCGGCGACTAGGGCATACAGAGTGAGCGCCGCCGCCAAAGTCGATTTGCCGTTCTTGCGAGCGACACAGACGACAGCCATTCGATGCTTACGGCGAGCCTTACCGTCCGCCCCCTCGACGAGCCGGTAAGCGTCGATGAGTAGTTCCCTTTGCCACGGGAGCAAAAGGAAAGGCTGACCGGCAAAACTTCCGGTCAGCCTACAAAACTCTTCGATCCAGTTCGCTACGCGGTAACCCTCCGATGGGAACGGCGCGTCAGCCGGTATGTGCCTCGCTATCACGGGGTCCAGTTCCATTCGAAGGACCCCCCAACAATGTGTGTTCCGGAGACAGCGCACGTAGCGCCGACTCAAGTTCTGATATGCGCGCCCGGTACGCGTTGCGCTCTTGCATCTCGGCCATGTTCTCGCGTTGCGTCACACGCTGTAGATGCCCCGGACGGATGCACGCACGATTCGCGCACGTGTGGTGAACCTGGTCAGTGTCCGGCAGATGCCCGACAAGCTCAGCGAAAATGAGCCGGTGCAACCGGATCGTCTTGCGCTCAAAGCGCGTCGAGTAGTAGCCGTGGCTACCGGGCTCCATGCCGGTTACTTCAAGGCAGCCGTTTACCGGTTCGGTGCGGTGCTCTAGAAACCACTCGGCGAGCTTCCGGCGCGTGAGTGTCCGGGGCCGGTGGACACCATCGGTAGTCGACACCCTTCGCGACATGGTGTCGCGCTGAGAGACATACGCAGCGTTCGCGGCGTACCAAGCCGAAGCCTTCGCCTTAATGCATTCCTTGCAGGCATTCCGGTTCGCGTAGTAGTCGGTATCCGGCTTATCGGTGCCGCACTTCGTGCAAGTCTTGATCATGTGCGCACCTTATCAGACGGGCACCTACTAGAAGTCTTCGGGCCCACTCGCTACGCGTCGAGCTTCGGCAGCGACGAGACCCAGGCGCATTCGCGCTTCCGGAGTGAAGCCAATGACAGTCTCAATCGCGCGTAGCTCTTTCTCGGTTGACTCGACGAAGCGAAGCGCGGGATGCATCACGGGTTGCCCGTTGTATCCCTCGCTCATCATGCCGTCGGCGTCGACTTGTTCGAGCAGCGCAGCACGCCGGTCGTGAAGCTCGGAGTAGCGAAGGATGATGTTCCGGTCGGTGTCCGGCGAGTACGCCCCGGACCCTGCCGACCAGACAGCGCGCCACACCTCACGGCCGGTCGGCTTCAAGTGGGCAGGGACGCGCGGGGCACGGCCTTCGTAGACGACCGGGGCGGACTGCTCGGCAGCGCTAGAGGCGTTGCCGGTGCGCGTGTCCGGGCTCTTTGCTCGGCTCAT